ATGAGCTGCTGGACATCCCTCTCGGCGACAACGAGTTCGAAGGCGACATAAGCGACATCCTGGAACAGCAGGTGGCCTGGATCGATGACAACCGAGCGCAGATCTGCCCGAAGACCGAAACGGCGCTCAACAATTCTCTCGATGAGATTGTGACGCTGTACCAGTCTACGCTGTACAAATTGCGTTTCCTGGCTTAGGATTGTCTTTAATATCAACGGCGTAAGAGCACACATATGCTTAAGTTAGCGCCTGAAGAGTGGTTCAAAGTTGCAAACTGGGCCACCGAAGAACTAGACAAAGTGCGTAAAAAGAACGACGCAATCGGACTAACAGCGGACGAAACCGCCGCCTATCGTGGCGAGATTCGGCTGCTAAAAAGAATTCTGGACTTGCCAAAATCGGCGACTCTAGGGGTAGGGGCACCGCCGATGTCGGAATGACATTGCCGGGCGCCAGTTGAGAGGCGGATTTAAAGCCGCCCGATGACAGATGACGGAGAACCAAGTGAGCGAACAGCAGAGTCTAAGCACTGAAGACGTGCAGAAAATGTGGGATGAAGAAGCGATAGCGATGGTAGAGGACCCGGTAAAGCCGACTCCCGAACCAGAACCAGAGCCTGAACCCGCACCAGAGCCAGAGCCAGACCCTTTTCGGAATGTGCCGCCTGAACTCCTGGAGCGAATAGACAACCTGCAGAAGGCGAATGAGGATCTCAAGAATCATGTCCGCGCAGCAGAAGGGCGTGTAGCAGCTTGGCAGCGTGAACGGGAAGAGCAGAAACTTGCGGCTCCTACCCAGAACGAACTCGCCAAGGCGACTGTAAACCCGGAGAAGTGGGAACAGCTCAAGCAGGATTTTCCTGAGTGGGCTGAGGCGATGGAAGAGTACGTCGGCTCCAAGGTCGGGCAACCCTCACAAGGCGTTTCACGCGAACAGCTGAACAAGCTGATCGAAGAGCGCACTTCAGAGATTAGAACCGAAGCCATGGAGGCGATCGAATACGCCAAGCTTGAGACCCGGCACAGCGATTGGAAAGAGACGATCAACAGCGAAGATTTCGTCAAGTGGATCAACTCTCAGCCGGTCAACGTGTACAGCCTGATAGACAGTCCGAAAGCCGCTGATGCGGCAAAAGTGATTGATCTGTTTAAGTCTGCAAAGGTCCCAACCACAACGACGGTTGCTGAAATAAAAAACCAGCGAAAGGCTACACTTTCGAACGCTGTGGTAACGAAGCCCGGTGAGTCACGTCAGTCAAAGACACTTGACAACATGACGCCCGAAGAACTGTGGAACTACGAGGCAAGGCAGCGCTTAAAGAGAAACGAGCAGCAAAGCCTTTAACAAACTGACTTAGGAGATATGCCCCATGGCAATTCAAAATTACGGCACGGTCGCATCGCGTAACCTTATACGCGCAGCGCAAGGAATGCTTGAACACGCACAACCCATCACTGTTCTGGGCGACTTCGGTACCCAGCGCGAAATGCCGATGAACAGCACTGACACGCTGGTCTTCCGTCGTACGCTGCCGTTTGGCGCGTCTGCCGCCGGCACCACGATTGAAGGCACTCAGCGCTACGCTGGCACGCCCAACATCGAGGCCAGCAACTTCGTGCTGGCTGAAGGCGTAACGCCGAACAGCAACACCATCACGTTCCAGGATGTGACTGTGCAGCTGCAGCAGTACGGTATCCTCTTCAAGTACAGCTCTAAAGTTGAGCAGCTGTACGAAGACGACATCCCCGGCGAGATGATTAAGCTGACTGGCGAGACCATGGCAGAAGTCATGGAGATGGTTCGCTACGGCGTGCTGAAGGCTGGATCCACAGTGATCTATGCCAACGGTACAACCCGTGCCGGCCTGAACACTCCGATCAGCCTGAACGCGATCCGTAAGGCCGCTCGTACGCTGGAGAGCAACCGTGCTCGCCGCGTAACAAGCCGCCTGGCTCCCGGCGTCAACTTCGGCACCCGTGCAGTGCAGCCCGCGTTCATCGTGTTCTGCCACACTGACGCGGTAGCTGACGTGCGCAACCTGCCAGGCTTTACCCGTGTTGAGGAATACGGCAGCTTCAAGCCCATCCACGATCGCGAGATTGGTGCGTGCGAAGACTTCCGTTTCATCAGCTCTCCGCTGCTGAAGGCTTTCCTTGCCGCCGGTTCTGGCACACTCAACGGTTGCCTGTCTATCGGCGCAGCCAATGTCGACGTGTACCCGTTCCTGGTGATCGGTGAAGACGCATGGGGCCAGGTCGCTCTGAAAGGCATGTCCTCAATCAAGCCTATCGTTCTGAAGGCTTCTCAAACTAACCACGCCAACCCACTGGGCCAGTTCGGCTACGTGGGAGCCTCGACATGGTTCGCCAGCGTGCGTCTGAACGACGCATTCATGGCCCGTATCGAAGCCGGTGTGACTGCACTGTAACCTACTGAGCGCCTTTTCGGAGGCGCTCTGTTTTGATTTGAGGAGATCAACATGCCCGAAAGCATAAATCAACGCATGCCTAAAGTGCCGGACATTCTTACTTCGCGTGAGATTCAACCGCTGCTCGCCGCTATGCAAGTCGACATCGCTGCGTTGGCCACGTCGTTGAATCAGTTGCGAACTGACTACAACGCCGCGACTACGCCGACCACCGCTGCTGCGGTGACCCCTACTATTTCCGCTTAAGGAGACACAAGCATGTCCTACAATATTGAACAGATTAACAGTGGCTTCATGTCACTTACTTCCGGAGCACTGGTTATTGGTACCACCGCTGGCACTTTTAAAATTGCTGCGGCAATAACCTTTACCAACAACGGTATCTTCAAGTCCAAAGCGATTACTGACAACTTGGCGTTTTCTGCTGGCCACACGGCCCTCGGTAACAGCCAGGCTTGTTTGTTCGGTTTGTTCCTGGACACCAGCGGCAACGTGACCACCTCACAGGGTATGATCGTAGCAGCTGGCGACCCTTGCCCGGTGCCAAACGCCCCAGCTTCTAACCTGACTCCGTTTGGTTTGATCAAGGTCAGCACCAGCTCCAGTCAGACCTTTACTCCGGGCACCTCGGTACTCGGCACTGGCAACACCGCGACGTACACCAACATCGCCTCAATGCCAGGCAGCGCGCAGTAAGCTCGCCGTCGGCTCCTCGCCCCTGTGGGGGGTGAGGGGCTTTTTGACGAGTCGCGAGGAAACTTCGGCTCGTCCTTTTTGGCAAGACAAACATAAAATAAACGGAGAAAGACATGGCGAGCGGAATTGAAATCATCGACAACAGCAGAAGCATTGAGCCCGTTACCGGCAATGTGGATTTGAAGCAGCTGCTTAAAGAAGAAAAGTTTATGGAAGAAACGGTGGTCGTGATGATTCACCCAGGTAACAACGAAAACGACGCACCGTACGCGCACATAAACGTCAACGGCATGAACCAGATTATTCCGCGCGGCCAGAATGTGCCGATCAAGCGTAAGTACCTGGAAGTGCTGGCTCGAATGAAAGAGACCCGCTACCGTCAGGTTACGCCGAACCCGTCCGAGCCGGACAGGTGGGCGATGGTGGCAAACCACGGCCAGGTGTTCCCTTTTGTTGTGGTTGACGACAAAAATCCAAAGGGCCGCGCATGGCTTGACCACATCTTGAGTGAGCGCGAATAATGAATTTTCTCCAGCTGATAAACCGAGCCAGGCAAGAGTGCGGAGTTACCGGACCTGACCTGACGACAGTCACCGGGTTGACCGGCGAGTCGCTTCGGTTTTACAACTGGGTGAATTCTGCGTGGGTGGATATACAGACGGCGCATGAGGATTGGCAGTTCATGCGCCTACCTCTTCAATTCAACACCGTGGCTTCGCAGTACCAGTACACCCCGACCGAAGTCGGTGTTGGGGCCACGTTTGCAAACTGGAAAAGAGACAGCTTCAGGGCAAGCAGCCTGACCGCCAATTACGGCGACGAGCAGCTGCTTAACTTCATGGAGTGGAACACGTTCCGAAATCTCTACCAGTACGCCAACATGCGCAACACGAGATCCCGCCCTGTTGTGGTGACTATCGTTCCACCCAGCAAGAACCTGGGCTTTGGCGCGACCCCTGATCAGGCCTATGTGATCGTCGGGGAGTATTACCGCAAGCCCACTGAATTCACTACGGCCACAGAAGAGCCGGATCTGCCACCTCGCTTTCACCTGATGATCGTGTACCGGGCGATGATGTTCTACGCCGGTTACGAATCCGCTCCAGAGGTGTACCAGCGCGGCGAACTAGAATTCAAACGGTTGATGAGTCGACTTGAGATCGACTTGCTTCCAGACATAATCAGCGGCCCGCCGCTGGCTTAAGGAGAGAACGATGTCCACCATGCCGTCGATGCCTCGGGTGCAGTACGACCTGATCCGCTTGCGCGGTGGACTGGATCAAGTCACGCCTACGCTGTCCCTGCCCCCTGGCTTTGTACGCAGATCTGCTAACTTCGAAGCGTCCATTACTGGGGGCTACACCCGCATTGCCGGGTACGAACGCTTTGATGGCCGCCCCAGGCCGTCTGACGCGGTCTACGACGTTTTTGCGTGCGTGATCTCAGGGACGGTAGCGGTAGGCAACACGATCACAGGGCTGACCTCTGGGCAGACTGCAGTGGTCATTGCCATTGACGGGCAAAATCTTATCGTCACAAAAGAAAGCAGCGATTTTACTGACGGCGAAACTCTTCAAGTATCGGCGGTGACAATCGGCACGCTAACCAGCCAGATCGGTGTAGTCGCGGACGGGCTGACTGACGCGACGTACTGCAACCTGGCAGCGGATTCGTACCGAAGCGACATCGCTATTGTGCCAGGGTCAG